AGTTAAATTTACAATAAAGGATGTTAAAGCTCGTCTTGTCTCATTTGTTTTATTATTTTTACAATATTGTTCATAATCTTTGTCTGGCTCACAATATTCTATTTTTTCAAATAAACTCTTGTAGTTATCAAGTTCAGAATATAATATATTTTTCATACATGAGTAAAAATGAATCAAATCTTTATATAACTGAGCATATATTTTTGAATAAAATTTATTTGTACTTGCTATGCTAAAAATTAATTTTACTACTTTTTGTTTTTCTTCTTCTTTAAATAAATTATTATTCATTAGTTCACTCATAAGTTCTAAGACCTTGTTTTTTTGTTTATCATAGTTTTTGTCGCTTAATTTATTTAGTTCACATCGAATATTATCTATTAATTTTTCAACTCCTTCTTTTTCTATTTTTTCAGTAGCTTGAAAGTCTCTAATAGCCGCCCAATCTTCATCGTTTATTTCTGTGTTTTTATTTTTCTTTTTCTTTTTATCATCTCTTTTTCTATTAAAATTTGGAGTTTTTATATAACTAGGAGCACCCACTTTATCACTTATTGATTTTATTAAGTTGATAGTATCTTCACTTATTTCAAAATGAATATTCGATGACTGAATTTTTTTAATATCATTTAAATTATACTCCATTTTATTGTTTTTTAAGCTAAGTGTCATAATATAACTAATACAATGTATATAATTTTATATCAATTTTTATTAATATTATTTATTAAACCATATATAATATATTCTTTAAATAACACTTAAATATTTACAATTATAATTTATAATGAGTACGCATAACACTGATGAAGAAAATACAATAGAAAATTGGGATGATATAACAAATATAAAAAAGGATTTACTGCGTGGTATTTATAGCCATGGATTTGAAAATCCTAGTCCCATTCAGAAGAAAGCAATTATTCCTATGATTGAAGGAAATGATGTTGTTGCTCAAGCTCAGTCTGGAACAGGAAAAACTGGCGCCTTTGCTATATCTACATTACAACTTGTAAATTGTGATGAAGACAAAACACAAGCTATTATTTTAGCACCAACTAGAGAACTGTCTATGCAAATTAGACAAGTTATTGTTTCATTGGGTGAATATTTTAGTAATTTAAGAGTTCAACTGCTTGTAGGAGGAACAAGTGTTGAAGAAGATTTAAATAATCTAAAAAACAATACACCACATATTGTTGTAGGATGTCCAGGACGAACACACGATATGATGAAAAGAAATTATTTGATAAGTAAACATATAAAATTAATAATTTTGGATGAAGCTGATGAAATGTTGTGTATTGGCTTTAAGGATCAAGTGTATACAATTTTTCAATATTTGAATAAAGATGTACAAGTTGGTTTGTTTAGTGCGACGCTTCCAACAGAAATTAATTCATTAACTGATAAATTTATGAGAGATCCTATCAAAATTTTAGTAAAATCGGAAATGCTAACACTAGAAGGTATATCTCAGTATTATATAGCACTTGATGACGATGATCAAAAGTTTATGGCTATAAAAGATTTATTCAATACAATATCAATGTCACAATGTATAATATATTGTAATAGTGTTAAACGTGTTCAAGAATTACATGATGCTATGAATGATGAAAACTATCCTGTATGTTGTATTCATAGTAATATGGAAAAAGATGAACGTACTCAAGCATATAAAGAATTTAAATCTGGAAAACACAGAGTATTAATATCATCTAATGTTACTGCTCGTGGTATTGACATTCAACAAGTCAGTACTGTAATCAATTTTGATATATCTAAAGATGTACATACTTATTTACATAGAATAGGTCGTAGTGGAAGATGGGGAAGAAAAGGAGTAGGAATTAATTTTATAACAAAAAGAGATGTTAAAATTTTGAAAGCAATAGAAAGACATTATGGTACACAAATAGAAGAGCTACCATCCGATTTTGTATCCAAATAAGTTTAATTATATAATAAAAATTATGAATATAATTAAATGTTAAGTATTTTTTGTGATAATGATGATGAGATTAAGCATTTTAGTATAAATAATATAAATGATGTTTTTAAATTACCTATTAATTATTTAGATAATAAAACAGTTCTTGAAAAAAATATTCATACTGATCTTGAACTCAAAGAACTAAAAGATAATTCATGTAATTGTATTTATGATAATATATTCGATGCTAATAATCAATTTAGTAAAATTACAACACAGTTATGGAGCAACGAATTTACAACAAATGTGGATTTTTTAAAAGATTCACAATTTTTATATAAAAGTATTAAAAATGTAAAAAAAATAAATAACGAGTCTATCGACAATATTATTAAAATATACGATGAAATAAAAAATGATTATAGTTTTAAAGATCGATATAATTATGTTGAGTGGAAATTTCTTGAAAGGTTTAATAAAAGTTCATTATTTTTATTAATTTTAAGTATATTAAATATTTCTACTCCTATTTTTTCGTTAATTATACCATTTATTATTTTATTAATTCCATTTTTTCTTTTGAAAATAACAGGTAGAAGTATTAATTTTATCGATTATATATCTTTATTATCAAAACTAGGGCGATTTTTACCTCTTTTGAATATTTTAAACTTCCAGTCTATGACTATTGATAAAAAAATAATGACCTGTATTTCAATTGTTATTTACTTTTTTTCATTGTATCAAAATATACTATCAGTTTTTCGTTTTTATAAAAATATGAGAATCATTCATGAATACATAAATGATATAAGAGATTTTACTGAAACATCTATTCAAAATATGAATAATTTCTTAATGTTCTCTTCTCACTTAAAATCATACAGTAAGTTTAATAATGAAATCGAAAAATATAAACTACATTTAATTGATTTTCATACTAACCTAAGTGAAATTTTACCATATCGATTTTCTATTAGAAAACTATTAGATATTGGAAATGTAATGAAAAACTTTTATACAATTTATAATGAACGACAAATAAATGATGCCTTATTATTTAGTTTCGGATTTTATGGTTATTTAGAAAATATAATTTCATTACAAAACAATATTCATAACTCTTATATGAGTGTATGTAAATTTAGTAATAAAAAAATGGTTTTTAAGAAGTCATATTATGCACCTCTAAAAAATAAAGAGCCGGTGACTAATGACTTTGCTTTAAATAAAAATATTATAATTACCGGGCCAAACGCGGCGGGTAAAACAACTATCTTAAAATCAACATTGTTAAATATAATTTTAAGTCAACAAATAGGATGTGGATTTTATAAATCAGCTACAGTAATACCATTTGATCATATTCATTGTTATTTAAATATACCCGACACTTCTAACAGAGATAGTCTATTTCAAGCAGAAGCAAGAAGATGTAAAGATATATTAGATATTATACACAAAGACAATAAGGGAAAACATTTTTGTATATTTGATGAATTATATAGTGGAACTAATCCTTATGAAGCAGTTGCTAGTGCTTATTCTTATTTATCTTATTTGTCTGTAAACAAAAATATCAAATTTATGTTAACAACACATTATGTTGATTTATGTAAAAGATTAAGCAAATATCAAAATAAAACAATTACAAATAAACATATGAAAGTAAATAAAAATAATCAAGGTGATTTTACATTTACTTATAAAATGATAAATAATATATCCGAAATAAAAGGCGGTATTAAAGTATTAAAAGACTTAGATTATCCTAGCAAAATAATAGAATCTACTGAAAATATAATAAATAAATTAAATGTTATAAGTTAAATTAATGATTTAAATATATTTTATTTTAGTAATAAAATGTCAAGTTTAGAAACAGCAAGTTTTTGGACACCGTTCTTATTATGTGTTGCTGTGTCAAGCGTTTTCGCGTTACTCGTATTATATTACGTTAGACAACAGATAAATACATTAGATCATAAAATGAATTCTATGTTTTCTCTAATTACAAGTATTACCAATGAATTAAACAGATTAACTATGTTACAGGCTAAATATGATAATGTTGATGTAGATGATTTACATGAATCAAATGAAGAAACAGATCAATTTCGTAAAATAGTTGTATCTGATGATGAAGATGATAGAGATAGCGATGACGAAGATGATGACGAAGATGATGAAGATGACGAAGATGATGAAGATGACGAAGATGACGAAGATGACGAAGATGATGAAGATGACGAAGATGACGAAGATGACGAAGATGATGAAGAAAATAGTGAACAAGAAAAAGGTATTGATATAGAAGTAATCGGTATTGAAAAAGAAATCCATTTAGGAGAAGAAATTATTGAAGATAACAATAATATAAAATTTGTTGAATTAAATTCTGAAAATATTGATGATGATGAAGATAATATCATGGAAGAATTAGGATCAATAGAAGAAGTTAATGTTGAGCCTGTTAAAAAAAATATAGAAATAGTTGACTATAAAAAGTTACCTGTAAAAACATTAAAAGAATTAGTTGTTAAGAAAGGACTTGTCCAAAATGCTTCAAAATTATCAAAAAAGGATTTAATAAATTTACTCGAAGGTAATTAATTTTTATATACATAAATTTTTTTATAAAAATATATATATAAAATGAGTTGGGCTACTTGTTATTCTGGTACAAACAATATTCATTTCGATTATCCACCAATTATGAGCGATGGAAGAAATTATAGTCAATGGCAACATACAGCACAAATAAATAATCAAATCAGAAATCAAGCAAACATTCAATCTAATTATGATTACAGAATTTATTTAACAAAAAATGCTGATTCAATAATTCGTTTTAATCAAACTCAAGCTTGTAATGAAAGTGGAAGTTGCTATTATTCTAATAATAAAAAAGTAACAAATAATTCACCCTATTTATTTAAATCATGTAGTGATTCTAATACTCCTTATGGTTATCATAACAGTGATTTAAAACAAATTTATTTATCAAGACAACAACTTCAGGCTAAGAAGACAGCACCTTCAATTGTTATTGAATAATAAGTTTTTTAATAATTTCATATTAAAAATAATAAAAGTTATACATATATGAAATTATTAAGTATTGATATAGGTATTAAAAATCTTGGTTTGTGTTTGTTTGATGTGAATAATAAAGAATTTCAAATTATAGAATGGGATATTTATAATTTATTAAATATTCATAAGTGTAATGAAAATAACTGCACAAAACCTATTAAATATTACAAAAATAATAAATATTATTGTAAGTGTCATGCCAAGAAAATAGACAATATATTTATACCTACAGAATGTATACAAAATATTCATAAACATAAAAATGAAAAACTAAATTTTTTTTTCGATTATTGTTCTGAACATAATATACCTTATGATTTACCTACAACAAAAAAAGATTTATTTGATGTAATTTTAAAATTTATAGATCAAAATTATTTTGATATTTATACAGAAGAAAACTGTAAAAATGTAGATCTTATAAAATTAGGAGTAAATTTAAATTTTCATTTAAATGAGTTAATTAAACATTATACAAATATAGACTGTATAATTATTGAAAATCAAATAAGTCCTATTGCTAATCGAATGAAAACTTTACAAGGTATGGTAGCTCAATATTTTATAATTAAAAATATGACAAATATTAAATTTGTATCTTCCTATAATAAACTAAAATTGTTTAACAATAAAAAAATATCTTATAGAGAGAAAAAAAAATTAAGTATCGAAATAACCTCCAAATTTTTGAATCAAACTAATAATTTAGATAAATGGAAAACTTTTTTCTTTGAATCGAAAAAAAAAGATGACTTAGCGGATTGTTTTTTACAAGGATATTATTTTTTAATTAATGGGCAATTTATTGATAATTTATTTTAATATATTTATTTTGCGGATTACTTAAAATTATATAGTGTAATTAATTCATAAGAATAATATGGCTGATATTGAAACAATTAATATTGGTGAAATGAATAGTTCTGGTCCTTTAGAGGAACCATCAAGTAATCAACCTTCTATTAATTTTGGAAGTGGTATTGAATTATTGATGAACGATAAAAAAAAGAAATCAGAATCAGGGGCTAATACGCCAACTTCTGATATTAATTTAGGGGATTTACAAAGTTTAGAACAAGAATTAAATGAGTTGAGTGATACATCCGAAAACAAAGCTCCCAGTATGCGCGAAGCAAGATCAGCAATGTTTTCAGGTTTACCTACAACTCCTATGAACGTTTCTTTTTCGGATAAAAATGATTTAGATAATTTATCAATTCATAGTTTGAAAGATGACAACAATTTAAATATTGATACAAATAATTTAACTACAAATACTGATATACAGTTTAAAGTAAAAAAAGACGTTGGTAATGAAAAAACATGGGACGGATTTGGTAAATTTAATGATATACCTATTGATCCAGAAAAAAATGTATCGAGTGTCCCTAATATGTCAAAAGAAGAGTTACTAAGAGAAAAATTTAAGTACCTTAAAAAACTAGAAGAACTCGAAAAAAAAGGTGCTGATGTTAGTAAAAAATATACAATGGAATCATCATTACAAGAAATGCAGGGTGAATATGAAACCATTATCGAAGAAAAAGAATTAGATAATAGTAAAAAATTCCAAGGAAAAATGCTTATGGCTTGTATAACAGGGTTAGAATTTTTAAATAATAAATTTGATCCATTTGATTTAAAATTAGATGGTTGGTCTGAGCAAGTAAATGATAACTTAGACGACTACGATGAAATTTTTTCTGAACTTCATGAAAAATACAGATCAAAAGCAAAAATGGCCCCAGAACTAAAATTATTATTTCAACTTGGTGGAAGTGCTATAATGCTTCACATGACAAATACATTATTTAAATCTAGTATGCCAGGTATGGATGATATTATGAGGCAAAATCCTGAATTGATGCAGCAATTTACTCAGGCAGCAGTAAATCAAATGGGTCAAACAAATCCAGGATTAGGCGGTTTTATGAATAATATGATGAATGAACAAAATCAATCATCACGACCAAATACAGGGCCACCACCTCCACCAATGAGAACACAAGGCCCTAATGCTCCTCCCCCACCACAAAGAAACAGTCGTCCTGACTTAAACTTTGCTAGAAATGCTCCATCGTCTGACGGTATAAGTATAACTGAAAGTTTTGAGGCTGCTGATCCACCACAAAGGTCTAAAAGAATAGTCCGTCCTGAAATGAAGGGACCTTCCGATATAAATGATATTTTATCTGGATTAAAACCTAAGACATCAGCACAACCAACTCAACAACAAGCTACATCACAAATGTTTAATGTTAATGATGCTCCTAATTTAGATGTTAAAGAAATGCCATTAAAAGAAGATAGTACAATTAGTATTAGTGATTTGAAAGAATTACAAAACGCTAATTTACCAAAAAAATCAAAACGT